GGCGTTACAGTGGGACAGCAAACCCATGAAATGTTTGGTTTTTCTTATAGAACCAAAATCGTTAATGATACGAATGGGGCTGACTATGGTTTCAAGATTCATCTTGTATACAACGCATTAGCCGGTGTCACTGCCAGGGATCACACTACAATAAATGAATCCCCAGAACTCGAAGAACTTAGTTTCGACTTCACAACAACAAAAATTCCTGTTACCGGTGGAAAACCTACATCACATTTAATCATTGATAGTACAAAAATTGCTGAAAATCAAGTTACACAGCTGCAAGCATTCTTAGATATTTTGTATGGAACAGAGTCCGTAAATCCTCGTCTTCCATCACCAGATGAAATTGCTGATTTATTTGAAGGCGCTGCTCCAGCTGAATTACAGGTAGCAATTACACCAAATGATGATGCGACTGAAGTTGGTACAGATGCGAATATTATATTCACATTTAACACTAAAATAGTGAAAGAATCAATCGTAGTTACATCGGCAGAAGGGCAAATAATTTCTGGTTCAAAAACTTGGGATTCGAAAGGTAAAATATTAACCTTTAATCCAGAAGACAATCTATCAACCAATACGGTATATATTATTACAATTTCAGGGATTGTTGATATTTATAATCGAACACTTGCACCACAGGTTATAAATTTCATGACTGGAGAATAATTATACTTAATAAAATAATTAAAGAGCCTCTATACTTTGGGGCTCTTTTTTAAAAGATGAAAGGAGTTTATTATGATTAAAAAAGTAATACAATATAATGATTATGATGACAATGTCAGAACGGATACATTATATTTCCATCTTAACAAATTTGAATGGTTAGAGTTAGAAACATATACAAAAGGCGGTTTAATTGAAAACCTTGAGCATGCGGTTGAGACGAATAACGCTAAGAAGACAATCGATCTACTTAAGAAAATTATCCTAAGGGCATATGGTGAAAGAGATCCAGAAACCGGTACGTTCGAGAAGGATGAAGATAAAGCTATAAGATTCAGTAAGACAGAGGCGTTTAGTGCCTTATTTTATGAGCTGGCTTACGACGAAAATGCATCCAAAGAATTCTTCTTAGGTCTAATCCCCAAGGAGATAAGAGGAGAAGCATTGAAGAAGTATAACGAACAAGCTAAACAAAATGGTTCCGCACCTATAAACAATATAACAACATTAAATCAAATACCTGAACAATAGGAGGTCTAAGAATGCTTGAGATTACTATCGAAGCAAAGGAATTCTACAATCAAGAAGAAAACAGATTTATTACTACTTCCCCTTGTACGCTCACTCTCGAGCATTCTTTAATATCATTAGCGAAATGGGAGTCGAAATGGCATATACCATATCTTAGCGATACGGAAAAAACAGCAGAACAAGAGTTAGACTATATTCGCTGCATGATAATAGGCAACGTACCAAATGAAGACATCCTAAAAGCACTATCGGTCGAAAACATATTGGAAATTAAATCATATATCGACAATCCAATGACAGCCACGACATTTTCCAAGAAGAATTTAAAAACTGAAAAAAAAGTAATAACGGCCGAGGTCATATATTCCCGAATGTTCGCGAACAATATTCCGATAGAATGTCAAAAGTGGCATTTATCCCGATTGTTCACATTGTTACGTGTATGTGATTTGGAGCGTGGTCCGAAACAAAAGATGACAAAGAGAGAGACCGCAGCTTACTATGCTGAACAAAATGCAGCCCGTCGGGCGAAATACAACTCAAGGGGGTAACAAGTATGAAATGTTCTCTATGTTCAAAAGATTTCATACCAGGCGTCGAAGAACAAGACACCTGTGAACAATGTTTACCATCATTAATACGGCTAACTGATAACAAAGGAAAAGACGAATATCAGGTAGATTACCTTATGGACGATATACCTGAAATGAGCAACTCACCTCTAGTCTCCTACACTAGATTATCTCCAAATAATTCGGGTTTACGAACTCACAAAATTGACACGATTACTCCGCATTGCGTGGTTGGTCACGTATCCCTCCAAACACTAGGTAATATATTCGCCCCGATAGAACGCCGAGCAAGTTCTAATTATGGTATAGATGATCATGGTAATGTTGGGATGTATGTTGAAGAAAAGAATCGTTCGTGGTGTAGCTCGTCCGAGTCAAACGACCAGAGAGCTATTACAATCGAAATAGCTTCCGATAATTTCTATCCATACAAAATCACAGATAAAGCCTTAAACGGTCTAATTAATTTATGTGTGGACATCTGTTTAAGGAACAACATACCAAAACTCCTATGGAAAGCGGATAAGTCATTAATCGGTCAAATCGACAAACAAAATATTACGGTTCATAGATGGTTCTCACCACGAGAATGTCCAGGAGAATATATTTATGAAAATCTTGGAATGGTCGCGGACGAGGTTAATAAAATTTTGTATAAACCCGAGATCGTTCTCCCAAAATTTCCATATCTTGTCATAATCGATACGTACGCTCTAAATTATAGATGTGGACCAGGAATGAATCATCCAATTAATGGAGTAGTTCATCGTAATGAAGTCTATACAATTGTTGAGGAAGCAGATGGTCCAGGTGCTTCAAAATGGGGAAGACTTAAGAGTGGTGCGGGATGGATATCCCTTGATTTCGTGAAAAAGATGAGGTGACTGGATGGAACTATGGCAAACAATAATTAGTATTTGTGCTGGGATAATTACAATTGTAACGGTATTGGAAAAGCTTGGTATAAGTAAAAGAGTTTCCAAGATTGATAATGAGTTTAACTCGTTAAAAAAATTACCGGATCAAGTAAAGGGAATTCAAGACGAGTTGAGAAACTTGGGGAATCTCCAAATAAACCAAAACAATGCATTACTGGCTATGTTGAGGAATACACTATACCAATCGTTTAAAGATAATAGAGATCTTTCCGCTTGGACAGATGACGAATGCTCAGTACAAACAAAAATACATGATGCATATAAGACGCTTCACGGAAATGGTGAAGAGGACATTTGGTGGGAAAGAAAAAAGACTTGGCAGATTGTTTCCAATGAAGAATATGAAAAACTACATCAAGAGTACCAAAAGAAGATTAACTGTTTATAATAAATAGAGGAGAATAGAAGCATGATTAAAATGACTCAAAAGGGTTCTTTTAGGAATGCCGAACAATTCTTCGATAACAGCAAAAATCTCAGTCGTAGGCTTAGAACCGCGTTCGAGAGATATGGAGCACAAGGTGTCGAAGCACTTCGAGCGGCAACTCCGAAAGATAGTGGTCTAACTGCCAACAGCTGGTCATACACTATAGAGAACTGGGGAATTGGCTTTAATAATTCAAACATTCAAAATGGATATTCTGTTGCACTCCTTATACAATATGGACATGGTACAAAGTCTGGGGTGTATGTTGAAGGTATCGATTATATCAATCCAGCATTACGTCCAATCTTTGAGGCGATCGCCCAAGAATGTTGGAAGGAGGTGCAGAAGCTATGAGCAATAAAATCGATCAAAGAATTGTTGAAATGTCTTTCGAGAATCACAAGTTTGAGAAAGGTATTTTAGAATCAAAGAATTCATTAAAGGAGTTCTCAAACGCATTAAAAAATACTGGAACTGGTAAAAGTTTTAACGGTTTAGAGGATTCCATAGGATCGATTTCACGGTCCTTCTCAATGATGGAACAAATCGGTATCGGAGCATTAAGGCGTATTGGTGAAATGGCGGTTAACGCTGGAACCAACCTTGTTAAGAGTCTTAGTATCGATCAATTAACAGCGGGTCTTAGTAAATATCAAGAAAAAATTGAAGCTGTTCAAACCATGGTGTCTGCCGGTTATAGACTTGAAGAAGTTGAGAAGTCTATGGAACAACTTATGTGGTTCTCGGACGAAACAAGCTATAGTTTTTCCGACATGGCCGGTAACATGGCAAAGTTCATAGCGGCTGGCGTAGATTTAAAAGTATCGGAACGAGCAATGCAAGGTATCGCAACATGGGCGGCCCATTCCGGTAAGAATTCCACTGCTGCATCAATCGCAATGTTCAACTTATCGCAGGCTATAAGTATGGGTTATGTTGATACGCGCAATTGGTATTCGATTATGAACCAGAACATGAACACTAAGATGTTCAAGCAAATTGCAATAGGTGTCGCGGAAGCCGAAGGTGCTATTAAAAAGGGCCAGGTTACAATTCAAAACTTTGATTCAAATCTTAAAGATAAATGGTTTACGAACGACGTTCTATTAAAAACACTAGATCAATATTCTTCATATGCCGAAAAGGTTAAGGAAGTTCAGGATGAAATGGGCTTCTACACAGCAGCTCGAGCTATGGAATACATGGATGAGAATGCTGAAAAGTATGCCGATGTCATAAACACAATTGGTAATGCGGCTTTTAGAGCATCGCAAGAATCTAAATCATTTAGCGACTCCATTAATGCAACTAAAGATGCCGTATCATCTGGATGGCTGAAAACCTATGAAATCATATTTGGTACTCTGAATGAAGCTAAGGCTAACTTCTCAGCGTTAACCGAAATCTTATTGCAAGTATTTGCATCCGGTGGTGAGGGTCGGAATAAATTACTAAAAGACATCAAGAAGCTCGGTGGTATTTCAGATATTTTTCAAACTTTAAAGAATACAGCTATAGCGATACTTAAGCCCTTACAAGCAGTATCAAGGGCGTTTGATTCCATATTTCCACCAAAGACAGCTGAACAATGGGCAGGTATGATTAGCGCTCTTAAGAACTTTACAAAAAACCTAATAATTTCAGATGAGATGGCCAATAAAATTCAGAGAACATTTCGTGGTTTATTCTCGGTTCTAGATTTAGGTTGGACGACTGTAAAGTTTTTAGGAAGTGCCTTTTTAGAAATAATAAGAGTCATAATCCCATTCAATGGTAGTTTTTTAGAACTTACTGCTAATATTGGAGACTTCCTATATGTCTTCACTCAGATTATCAAACAATCTGGTGTATTTGAGGCTGGATTGAAAACACTCAGGACCTCGATGACTTTTGTTCGGGATGTATTAGGTAGTGTTATTTCATTCCTATTCGACTTTGTCGACGGATTACTATCTGCGGAAAATCCAATAGAATACATTGGTAAAGCTATTAGTAAAATGTTTGGAGGTATCATCCAAGCAATCAAAATGGTATCGAATGTCGCATTTGATGGTTTCATTAATGCTTTGAAAAAGTTATCCACTTTCATAGAATCAAAATTTGGTGAGAAGAACAGAGGCATTATATCTGGGTTCTTAGGTATCCTTAAAGACTTTATTGATTTTATAATTAATAAGGCAACTGGTGGCATCACTGATTTCGGCGAAGTATTAAAAACATTAGATTTTAGCAAAATAACCGCAATTGCAACCGGTGGAATCTTATTACTATTCATAAACCAACTAACACAAATGCTTAAGGCAATGACTGGTATTACAAATGCAGCAAGCGGTTTTGTAACTAAATTCTCAAAGAGACTATTCGGTAGTCAATTGAAGATTAAGGAGTTGGCTATATCCATCGGTATTCTAGCGGGTAGTTTATATGTCTTATCGCAAATAAAATGGGACGATCTCAAATATGGACTATTAGGTTTGGCCGGAGCAGTTCTCGCATTAGTAGTAGCTTATGGATCGTTCCAAGCTATTAATGTGTTCGCTACAAAGAAGTTAAATGGCATCGCTATGGCAGTTGGATCACTTAATGTGGTCGGAATGACAGCGGGGATTCTTGGTTTAGCAGCCGCACTAAAAGTGATTGCATCCATTAAATCTGAGGATGTTGATCAAGCTGTAAACACTTTAACTTCTCTAATGTTATTCTTAATGGTCTATCAAAGTACATATGCCATGCTTAGTACCATACCAGGACAGGGAAAGTTACCAGCGAGTCTTATTGGAATGTCTGCGGGATTACTAGGGTTAATAGGCGTTCTAAAACTTCTAAAATCGACAGAACTCGATGACATTGAGGATGGATTGGAAAAGCTCGCTGAAATACTCCTAGTAATGAGTGGCATACAAATATTATTCTCAGTGGCAGCTAGAATCACTGGCGGTAATAAACTCACAACAAGTATGTTGGGTTTGGCCGGTGGAGTCCTAGCATTATTGGGGGTTCTGAAAATACTCTCCGATATCGATTTAACCGAGATGTCACAGGGTATTGAGAATTTATTTGAACTCGGTTTAATATTGGCATCTCTTGAAGTCCTGTTTGGCTGGGCCGCTTGGTTAGCTGGCGGTAATAAACTTAAATCCAATATCCTTTCTATGAGTATCGGGATAGGGGCCATGATAGCCTTAATTGCGATACTTAATAGTCGTCCCGAAGGTGAGTTTGAGAATGGTATAGATAAACTAGAACGAATGGTCGGATTAGTTGCAACAATAGAGATATTCACAGCGGCAGCGGCACGTCTAGCTGGAGGGGCAAAAGTACAGAGAATCCTCGGAGCTGTCGCATTAACGCTACTCTCTTTCACAGGTGTTATCGCTATATTAGGCGTTATGCCGAAACATATGCTCGACCAAGGTATGGCCGCCATAAAACAAATGGTTATTATGATTGGGGCTATCCAATTTATGACTGCGATGGCGGCAAGGATTAGTGGCGATGCTAGTATGTTCATGCCGCTAATAGGTATAAGTGTAGCAATAATAGCCTTAACCGGCTCACTTGCTTTACTAAGCACTATGGTTGATCAGGAGGCTTTAAGACAAGCATCTATATCCTTAGGTATTGCGGCTGTTGCGATTGGTGCGATGGGCGTAGGAATTGGTATAATGACAAAGGGTTTCTCCCTAATGTCGGAGAACTTAAAAGGTTTAGCAGGTATTAAGAATGTTCTATTAACCGGTCTACTCGTTTTAGGTGCCGTGCTTATTGGAACCGTAGCCCTTCTCGGAACAATCAAAATGGTATCGGCTATAACAAGGGATATGACTTGGACAGACATTGCTATATTTGCAGCTGGCATGACAGCGGTTACAGCATTGATAATTGCATTTTCAAAGCTGTCCAATGTCGAATCAGGTAGTTGGAAAACAAGCCTTCAATCTCTGGTTCCAGGATTTGCTGGGGCTGCCGCGGCAATCGCTGCAACAGCTGGTATGTTCTATGCCATACAGTGGGTGCTACCAACTATTAAAGATATGAACTGGGATGATGTTGGAAAGCTTGTTGTGGGCCTAGGGGTTGTCGGTTTATTAATCGCTGCTATGGCGTTATTAGGTCCATCATTCCAGGCTTTAGGTACAAGTTTCGTACCTGCGATTGGTGGGGTCCTTACCGCTATTGCGGGTGTAGGATTAGTTGTCGCCGCTTTTGCTACCTTGGCATGGGCTCTCGATGCATTATTCGGTAGTAATGATATTCTTGAAAAAGGTATCGAAAAACTAATTTCAATTGCTTCTGGTCTTGGAAGATTTGTAGGGGCCATACTTGGTGGGTTCAACATCGAATTCCTAACCCAAACAGGAGAGGGTTTGGCCCAGTTTGCTGAGTCGATAAGTCGTATCAAATCGGTTTCATTCGGTGATGGTGTAAAAGGTCTTGGTAATGCGGTCGATATAGCCAAAGACATTAAAAAGTTTGTCAAGACTCTAAAAGATGTTGACTTCTCAATTGTTGATCCAGCAATGGATGCCCTCAATAAAGTTAATGAAACATTTGCAGGATTCGGTGGGGCAGCGTTAGTCAGTGCTCTGGAAAGTTTTAACGCTAATCAACTACCATTCCAGACAACCATGTTGAATTTCTTAAACTCAACTATAAGTACCGTTAGTCAAAAAAGAGATGAACTTGTAACAGTGTTCTCAAGCTTGTTTAGAAATGCAGTTCGACAATCTACTGGTGTTATTGACGATTTTAGAAAACTTGGTGCTAACATAGTATTCGGTTTGCGAGATGGTATTCTCTCTGAAAAAAATAGTGCAGTCGACGCAATCACTGGAGTGGTAAAGTCATTAGAAGTAGCAACTAGTGAAAGTCTCCGGGTTGATAGTCCTAGTAAGATATTTACAGACATTGGTAGGTGGATACCGGCAGGGCTTGGAATAGGTATAAAACGTAATAGTGAAGTGGCCTCTTTGGCCGGAATGGCAATGGCTATGGATGTAGAGGAAGCCGTACGTAATGGTTTGGATATTCACTCACTAGGAGATACATTCCCTGGAATCGGTAAGAATGTACCAGCTGGTCTTGCTTATGGTGTAGAACGTAATACAAAAATTGCTGTTGCCGCGAGTGGTGCAATGGCTCAGGATGTTCTGGATATTACCGACGAAACACTAGGTCAAAAGGCTTTCAGGCTTGGGACAAAATATGTAGGCGGAATCGGTGACGGAATCGAAGGCGGTAAAGGTGCAGCTTTGAAACTTGCAGAAAAGCTTGGATTAGATCTCGGTGATGAAACTATTAATGGATTTCTCACCAACCTTACGAATGGCGAAAGCGAATTAACTAAGAAACTTGGTGGTATCCTGGAGTTATTAAACTTGAAAACGGAAGCCAAAGAAGGCGGGGAAAGTCTTGGGGTTGAGTCTGGAGATGGATTCGTTGAAGGATTCGATTCTACCGTTGGTCAAGGTGTTCGAAGTTCTAGTGCCGCAGCATCTAAGGACGCTTTCGAAATCTTCAAAGAAGATATAAATAAACGTAAAGAATTCAATGTCATGTCCATGGATGAAGAGATAAGACTATGGGAAGAATTCGCTAAAAAATATGCTGAGGGAACTCTAATCAGATTAAAGGCGGATAAGGAAATTGGACGTCTCAAGTATGAAAACTCCAAACGATGGATTGACGAAGAAAAATATTATAAACGACTCAGTTTACAAGACGAATTAGCAGCTTGGGAACGTGTTCAGGCTAGGTATAAAGAAGGCCATGAATATCGTATGCAGGCTGAAAGAGAAATCTTCAGACTCAAACAAGAGTTGCAAAATGCCGCACATCAGAACTCTATGAATTGGATAGAGACTGAGAGAAAGTATGGACGACTAAATCTAATGCGCGAATTAGCAGCATGGACAAGAGTGGCTAACAACGCCGAGTACAGCGCAGAACAACGTAAAAATGCTGAATATGAGATATTTCGAGTACAGAAAGAGATTTCTGAAAAGCGAAAGGCTCTCGAGGAAGATTACTATAATAAAACTAAAGAGATTAAAGATAAATTAGCTCAGGACATTGCGAGTCTTAATAAAGCTTATGCCGATGCTGTTGAATCGAGAGCCAAAACATTGTATGATTCGTATAGAATGTTTGATGCAGTGGAAGTTAAAGAACCTGTTGATGGCGAACAACTTCTAAGAAATCTCGAAGATCAAGTAAAAGCTTTTGATAATTGGCGCAAGCAAATAACTGAATTAGGTCACAGAGGTATCGAAGAAGGTTTGATGGACGAACTCGAAGCAATGGGTCCAAATTCAGCCGCTGAAATCGAAGCTCTCAACTCCTTAACCGACGAACAACTTAACCGATATGTAGAGTTATGGCAACAGAAGCATCAATCAGCTAGGAATCAAGCAATTCTTGAACTTGAGGGAATGCGTAAAGATACGGACGAACAGATTAAACAACTTCAAAATAGAAGTTCGGATCAATTATCTGAGTTAAAAGATACATTCAATGCTGGTATGAAGGAAGTGTCCGAAGTAACTGTTAAATGGATCCAAATTATGAGGGGTCAAGTTGACCAAGAATTAAGAGCCATGAATATTGATATTCAAGGACAACTTAAACAGATGGTAAACGGAATCCAGAATATGGGTTCGGCAGTTGTTAATGCAGATAACGCCGCGTATAAAGCAGAAAGAGAAAAGTTTGCGAAAGACTACAAAGAAGAGATAGCCGAAATGGCCAAACTTCACGATGTGGATCTAGGTGTAGCACAAGCCATGCTCGAAAATGAGATGCGGAAAAACGGTAAGGCCGCTATAGACCCAACAATTACGCCTGTACTTGATTTGACAAACATTAAAAGGGATAGCAAGGAAATTGGAAGGTTATTCGGTGGGCAGAAGGTTAATCTATCAAGTGGTGCTAGAGAGAAGGCCAAATTGTTTAATCGACCTTTAGTTCCGATTACTACATCTAAAGAAAATACTCCAGCGGTCGGGACAACTATATCTTACACACAAAATAATTATTCACCTAAGGCATTATCAAGGATTGAAATTTACAGACAAACAAGAAATCAAATATCTACTTTGAAAGGACTGGTGACGAGCAGTGATTAAATCAATAGCCATAACAAATCATGTAAATGAGTCATATAAAATAACCCTGACTCGTCCCGACCTTTCGGGATTTTTAATTAGTAGAATCGATGGCCTAGGACCTCCCAAAGCTGAAATAGGCATGATTGACCTTGCGACGAATGATGGCGGAAGGTATAACTCAGCAAAAGTAACTCCTAGAAACATTACCATGGACATTATATTTCATGACAATGAAGCTGGTTTGTCAATCGAGGAACTGCGTCAAAAATCATATAAGTATTTTCCGATAAAGAAACAAATTAGGTTCATGATTGAAACAGATGAAAGGGTTTGTGAGACATACGGTTATGTGGAATCAAACGAACCAGTGATATTTGGGGGAAGGGCAGGGACCTCGATTTCTATAATATGTCCAGACCCATTCTTCTACTCTAGTGGTGAGTCTGGAACGACGGTATCTATATTTTATGCCATCGAGCCCAATTTTGAGTTTGAATTTTCTAATGAGTCATTATCATCGGACTTAATTGAATTTGGCTTAATCACCCAGGAGTCAGAACAAACAATTGTATACGAGGGTGATGTGGAAGTTGGTATATTAATAACAATACACGCCTTAGGACCTGTGAAAAACATATCTATAGTCAACACTCAAACATATGAATCAATGCGTATAGACACTGTTCGATTACAAGAGTTGACTGGAGATGGCATGGGTAATGGCGACACAATCATGATATCAACTGTACTTGGTAGAAAGTACACAACGTTATTACGCTCTGGAGTATATTATAACATTATAAATTGTATCGATCGAGATGTCGATTGGTTCCAACTTTCAAAGGGCGATAACATATTTGCTTATATGGCAGAAGAAGGTTACTCTAATCTCGAGTTCAGGATACAACATCAGACGTTGTATGAAGGGGTGTAATTATGGAGTTTAGAATTTTAAATAAGGATTTGTTAGATGTCGACATACTAGACACTTATGAATCGATGATATGGACTGATAGGTATTCCAGGTTCGGAGACTTCGAATTCTACATACCTGCAAACCGTCAAACCTTAGAACTGTTGAAAGAAGACTACTATATTTGGCATAGGGATTCGGAACATGTAATGATTATCGAAGATAGAATGATTAATACCGACGTGGAAGAAGGAAACTTCATCACTGTGACAGGTCGTTCACTTGAATCAATCCTCGATAGGAGAATTATTTGGCAGCAAACTATACTTACTGGAAATCTTCAAAATGGAATTCAAAAGCTATTAAATGAGAACATTATCTCCCCGACAGATCCGGATCGTAAGATAGACAATTTTATATTTGAGGCATCGACCGATCCTAAAGTCACATCACTTACGGTAAACACCCAATTTACAGGTGATAATCTGTATGACGCAATCGTTTCCTTATGTGAAACGAATGAAATAGGTTTTAAGGTTATTTTGTCTGATGACAATAAGTTTGTGTTCAAATTATATGCTGGGCAGGATCGATCTTATGACCAGATACAGAATCCATACGTTGTATTCTCACCGGGGTTTGACAACTTACTCAATACCAACTATGTTGAATCTAAGAAGAACCTGAAAACTGTTACACTAGTAGCGGGTGAGGGAGAAGGTCTTGAACGCCGTACAACTACAGTAGGCGGAGGAACGGGATTGGACCGAAGGGAACTCTTCACAGATGCCCGAGATATTAGGTCCGAGACGAGTGAAGGGGATCTGACTGAAGCTGAATACCTTGCTCAGTTGGAAGAACGAGGTAATGAAAAGTTAAGTGAACATCAGATCAGTCAGGTTTTTGATGGTCAAACTGAAAACCTTATAATGTTTAAGTATGGCGTTGATTATTTTATGGGGGATATTATACAGTTAGAAAATGAATATGGTCTCATGTCCAAATCAAGGGTGACGGAATTGATTCGTTCACATAATTCTGAAGGGGTAAATATCTATCCAACATTTGTAAATATGGAAACAGTTTAGAGGAGGTGATTTGATGGCTGTAACATATGGATTTTATAACTCGTCAAATGGTGATAGGAAGTATAATGCTTTACAGTTTTCAAGGTTGTTTGAGGGTATTATAAGAGATGGAGTTTTCTCAACTGTCGGAGGTTCTTTGATGGTTGTTGCTGCGTCGAACTTAACTGTAAATATTAGTTCTGGTCGTGCCTGGTTTAACAATACGTGGACAAATAACGATGCTCTATTACCCTTGACATTGGACCCAGCTGAAGCGATACTCAATAGGTATGATGCAATAGTGCTAGAGGTAGACCATAACGAGAGAGAGAATAGATTCAAAATAGTAAAAGGTACTCCTGCAACAACCCCGATAAAACCGGTGATGGTTAAATCTGGTGGGATTTATCAGTATCCGTTGGCTTATATTTACGTTGGTAAGGGTGTTGGAAGTATTTCGCAAGCTAACATTTCAAATGCGGTGGGCACAACCGAATGTCCATTCATCACTGGTGCGATGCAACAGGTGACAACTAATGATATCATAGCACAGTGGGAGTCGGAATTTAACACGTGGTTCGATGACCTGCAGGCTCAGTTAGAGGGTAATGTTGTTACCAACCTGCAGAATCAGATTAATACGAAACTTACAGCTGATGGTGGGGATGGTAAAGATGTTGTGGTATCTTTTACTGAGGCCGCTACCGAAGCGAACATTGCAAGTGGCGAGAAACTTTCTACTATGTTTGGGAAGATACTTAAAAAGCTTAAAAATGTTGCGCCTGAAAGTCACGCATCTTCAGCAAATACTTACGGAGTAGGAACTACAGAAAACTTCGGACATGCGAAAACTATAAACAACCTAACACAGTCAAGCCATGTGGATGGAACAGCTTTGAGTGCATATCAGGGGTATTTGTTAGACCAACAAAATATTTCATCATACCTGATGTTTTGTGTAAATATAAATTCTGATAGTTTGGACAGTGCATTTGGGAAAAATAACACTGACAGGGTTCTTGGTATTGGTAGACAATTGGCAATGTATGCTTGGTTTAAAGGTGACAGCAAAACAACTTACCCATTTACAGTTGCAAAAACAAAAAATACTTTGGATGAAATAATTGCAGATGCAAATGCAACTGAAGAAGTTGCAAAAAATCCACACACTGTTGAATTATTACAGGCAAGCCCTTTTGCAAGGGATAAGGTTTATAGAAAAATACCAATGCCAGTTTCAGAAGGGTCAACAGTAATTGCATCAGATATTAGGTCAATAGGGTCAAGTAAGAGTTTATCAACAAATGTTCCATACACAATGGCAAGTATAACTGCCCCATATAGTGGTAGATTTTTGCTGGACATTAGATATTTTTATAGTTCAAATGATAGAACATTCAACTTGACTGTTAAGGTTAATGGGGTTGATGTTTATAACAAAGATATGTCAACAAGCTATTACACTTATAGAACAGCTATGGAAGTATCAGTTGTAAAAAATGCTGTTATTGAGGTTATTATAACAAATAAATACAGTTCAAGTAGAACACTTCATGGTGGGCATGGTGCATTTTTAATTGCTGATAGACCTTTGACTTGTACTTCTGCATCAGGTATTGGAAACAATCCAATATGGAACATCCCAAATGTTAAATACACATGGGCTGTTTATCAAACAGAACCTTTTGTTGCACCTTATAGTGGAACATTTAGGTTGTTATATGCAGGAAATGCTTATGATGTAACAGAAACATATTTTGCTATTTATAAAAATGGGGCATTATATCACACCCCAACCACTCAAGAAGGTGCATACCTTGATGTACCAATGAACGCAGGGGACACACTAACTGGATATACCAAAGGTAACAGCAACGTTAATAATGGTCACAGTTACTTTACAATATTTGCTATATGTAAAGCAACAAACCAAAACACATTTCCATATTAAAAGGGGGAATTTTATGAAAACATTGGTTGATGCTTTCAATGAAAAGATTGACATTCTTTTAAAAGAAAATACCAGTTTGAAAGAACAGTTGGTTCAGGAACAAATTAAAAATGAAAAGAGTTTGGATTCATTGATTCAACTGAAAATCTTTCAAACAAAGTTAAAATTACAAGACCATTTAATAAACAACCCATTACAATTCACAGATGGCAAGTTTTATTCAGTAACAGCAGAAAAACAAAACCTGTTAAACAATGCAATAACAGTGTATCAAATAAAAGTTCAAGCAGGAATCCCTGCCACATTAAAGTGGAATGCAACTGGGGAAGAATGCACAGAATGGACAGTTGAAGACCTGTCTGCATTGGCATTGGCAATTGCTGAATATGTTGAACCATTAGTCACCCACCAACAAGCACTTGAAGTGCAAATCAGGAACTGTGAAACACTGGAAGAACTGGAAGCCATTGAAATCGATTATGAAAGCATTTAAAACATTGGTGCTGTTCTTGATTGGTGGGGGTGCTTATTACACAATTGAATTAATTTGGCGAAGTTATTCCCACTTTTCAATGTTTATATTGGGAGGTATTTGCTTTGTATTAATAGGCTTAATAAATGAGTTTTATAGTTGGGAACTCCCTCTGTGGAAACAAATGTTATTTGCGACTATAATAATAACAGTTCTCGAATTTATGTTTGGGGTAATACTGAACATATTTTTAGGATTGAATATATGGGACTATGGTAATCTGAAATTTAATATATTAGGTCAAATTAGTTTAGGTTATAGTGCATTATGGTTTTTCTTGTCATTGCCTGCTATATTTTTAGATGATTGGCTAAGGTGGAAATTATTCGAGGAAGAGAAACCTAGGTATAAATTATTTTAAGGGAGGAAATAAATGAATAGTCTTTTAGACTTTAAAGTCGACGCATTAGTTAAGGAGTTAGATGTAGATACTTTTAACTTTCTAGAATTAAGCGGTAGAAAAGCATTTCACTCACGTGGTGTTTATGGACAAGGAGTTGTAGTTGCTGTTATAGATTCGGGAGTTAGTCCTCATCCTGAGTTTGAAGATAGACTTTTGAATGGTAAGAATTGCATTAAAAAGTATGGCAATACTTCGTGGAAAGATGACAACAAGCACGGAACTCATGTGGCAGGCACTATCGCAGGTAAGAGGTGTGGGATTGCGCCCAAGGCGGAAATACTTCCGGTGAAAGTATTAGATGCTATGGGTGGTGGAGAATGGACAGACGTTATAGCAGGCATTGATTATGCAAGAACTTGGAGAAGCGGCAATAAGAAAGTTAACATAATCTCTATGTCGTTGGGTGGCGGAAGTGGACAAATAACAAATACCGAAAAACGCAACTTGGAAGCTACAATTAAGGCATGTGTGGATGCAGGAATTTTAGTTGTAGTAAGTGCAGGCAATACTGCAAAGGACGAAAAGAGATATCCTGCAAGTTTTGACGATGTAGTTACTGTTGGTGCAGTTGATTGGAATAAACAAATAGCACAATTTAGTACTTACGGCAATCACGTTGACGTATGTCAAATAGGTACTGGTGTTATTTCAGCTTACTTTGACCCCTCGCAGGGTTATGAATATATTGAACTATCTGGAACTTCAATGTCGACACCTATTGTATCAGGTATTGCGGCTTTGTTGGCATGCGACTATCAGATGAGATTCGGGACAGAGATATCCGAAAGGAAGTTATACGAAGCCCTCAAAATGAATACGAAGGATTTAGGTATAAAAGGTGTCGATAAGTACTATGGTGCTGGTTTCTGCACCTTACAACCTCTCAACATGAAAATCCAGACAGAGAACGGTAGCGACATTGTTATATTTAACGGAGAGCCTGTTAAACTGGATGTTCCCGTACAGTTAATCAATGATAGGACAATGTTCCCAATGCGAGAGTTCGCCGAGCGAACAGGTGCTAAGGTTAGCTGGCAAGCACCAACTGCACAACATAAAACTCGTGCTGAATTCGAATGGTAATCACAATTAAAACATCGTATATAATGAAAGGTAAAAGAACTTTATTGAGGGACTTCACGTAGTCGTTAAATCGAACGGAAAATGCCATAACTGAAGAGTGGAGTATATAAAGGGACAAGGGTGAACTGAGCAGCCCATTTATCTTTTCTTTTATGAAGTAATATGCGGTGGACTAAACGTTTATGTAATAACAGACGCTTTTGCTGCACAACAATAGACAACACAACCAATAAGTGGATGGTGGTTTAAAGAAATAAAAATAAAAATAAAAGGAGAATAAAATTAAATTAAAAATACAATCATCATAAGGTGGTGTTAACATGAAGATTGATGGGAAAAATATGAGCATGATTCGTGGCGATAGTGAAAGTATTACCGTTTCATGTTCTGATACAAATGGGAACTTAATTCCTTTAGTTGATGGAGATAAAATATATTTTACAGTTAAAGAAGATGAATATAGAACTGAAAAAGTATTCCAAAAAATAGTAACTGAATTTACTGATGGTAAAGCAATAATAAATATTTTACCCACCGATACTAAAGAATTAAGGTTTAAAACTTACAAGTATGATGTTCAATTAAACCGTGGGGATGGATATGTAAAAACGATTATTCCAGTTAGTAATTTTGCGATATTATCTGAGGTGACTTATGACTAATATAAACACAACGTTTAATGATGTTGAAATAATTGGTGAAATAACAAATACAGATATAAATATAACAGTCGAACAAATGGCATCTATTTATGCGGATAAACACTATATTCATAATCAAATTAAATCATCTGATGTGTGGACTATTCAACATAATCTAGACAAATATCCATCTGTAATAATTGTAGATAGTTCAAATAGTGTTGTCATAGGGGATATTACTTTTATAGATAAAAACTCAATAATTGTATCATTTGTGGCTGAATTTAGTGGAAAAGCATATTTAAATTAATAGGAAGGTGAATAATAATGCCAAAATTTTTAGTTAATATAGATTTAAATCAAAATGAAATACAAAATGTCAGTTTGCAAAAATTAACTATTGCTCCTTCAAATCCAACTAAAGGGCAAGTGTATTACAACACTGTAGATAATAGGTCGTATTATTGGAATGGTTCACAGTGGATGGGCATGGATTCTGTTGGCGCTTCTATGACAGGCGACAACATAATTGCTGCAATTAACGGAACAACCAGCTCCATTAATGGCGAAAGAGTTAATTTCGGGGGCGGTATAGCTGCTGCTACTGAAAAGACTACTCCTGTTGATGCAGATACTACTGTAATCTCTGATAGTGCTGCAAGTGGTGCTACGAAGAAGCTTTCGTGGGAAAATATAAAGGCAACGCTTAAAACGTACTTTGACACTCTTTATAACAATTATACTCATCCAAATCATTCGGGTGATGTTACGTCTGTCGCCGATGGAGCGACAACTATTGCTAACAGTGCTGTTACAAATGCCAAAATGGCTAACATGCCTGCCAACACAATCAAGGGAAATAACACAGGAAGTCCTGCCGCTCCGCTTGATTTGACGGCCACTCAGGTTAGGACTTTGTTAAACGTTGCAGATGGTGCAAATGCTTATGTGCATCCAAACCATACTGGGGATGTTACATCTACTGGTGACGGTGCTACTGTTATTGCAAATAAGGCTGTAACTCTTGCCAAGATGGCCGATATTGCTACTAATAGTATTCTGGGCAGAAAGACTGCGGCATCTGGCGCACCAGAGGTTTTATCAAAGGCTGATGTTCTTGCATTGTTGAATGTTCAAGATGGTGCGCAAGTAAACACTGTTGCAAGTGTTGCTGGCAAGACAGGGGCTGTTACCCTTGCAAAGGGCGATGTTGGGCTCGGCAATGTTACCAACGACGCTCAGGTTAAGAAGAGTGCTACGTCTGTTGATGGTAACATTCCTGTCTGGAGTGGTACCAGTGGCGATGCTCTTGGGGCTGGTTACGGCGTAGAAACAACGCTGGCTGGCGGTAATGATAAGATTCCTCGTGCAGATGCCGTAAAGAACTACATTGATGGCTTACTCGCCGCCAGTGATGCTATGGTGTTCAAGGGAACGCTTGGCACTGGCGGTACAATAACCGCATTGCCCACAACCTATAGTGCTGGCTGGTCGTATAAAATTATTACTGCTGGCACATACGCTGGTGCTGTCTGCGAGGTAGGCGATTTAATTATTGCCACTGTTGATAGAGCAGGCAGCGGTAATCTAAATTCGGACTGGGTTGTTGTCCAGACAAATATTGATGGGGCTGTTACTGGTCCTGCTTCGGCAACGGATGGTAATTTCCCTCTGTTTGATGGAACTACTGGCAAGCTTATAAAGAATAGTGCTTATGGTCCGTCTTCGTTCTCGGCTGCAAACCATAATCATGATGCAACGTACACGAAGAAATATACAACTACTTTGGGTGGAGCTACTTCACAGGTTGTTACTCATAACCTCAATACTCGTGATGTTTCTGTAACGATAAGAGAAACCAACTCCCCGTATGCAGTTGTTCTTACAGATATTGAGCTCACTACAGTGAATACATTAACTGTTTCCTTTGCGGTGGCTCCTGCTGCAGATGCTTATACTATTACTGTTATTGGATAAGGAGGGCGCTATGAAGATTTTATCAAAGTTGGAGGCGCCTGTTGCCACACAAACTGATGATGGTCTTATGGATAGTGAAGACAAGGAGAAACTGGATGGTGTGCAGGAAGGCGCTGTGGCAATAACTATCGGTACGCAACAACCGTTGGTGGGACTGTGGTTTGAGGAATATATTTAGGAGGGATTACAATGGCAAATAGAAAGATTAAGATGCATCCACCGGGCAGCTTGGATGTTTTATACCCGCAGACTACTGCAGGCGCTGTTATTGAGGAAACAGACAAGAAGTTTATGACTGACGCAGAGAAGTCAAAGTTAGCGGCTATAAAAGAAATAACTACAGCCCGTTTTGTAGTCGGAACATCAACCGCTGGTTGGACTGCTGCTGACTGTGATTATCTTTGCGATGGAACAAATGACCAAGAAGAAATTATACAAGCACTAAATGATTTGCCCACAACTGGTGGGGAAGTAGTCATCCTTGATGGAACTTATAATATTAAGGCGAGTATCAATATTCCAA